CAACCTACCACAGAAGAAGCCGCTATTGTTAAGCGTGAGTGGTGGAACGAGTGGACCCCTGAGACACCCCCGTCCTGTGAATATATTATCATGTCGCTTGACGCCGCAGCCGAGAAACATAACCGTGCAGACTTTACAGCGCTTACCACATGGGGGGTATTCTTGAACGAAGAGACCAGCGCGTACAATATTATATTGTTAAATAGCATAAAACAACGTATAGAGTTCCCAGAACTTAAACAGCTTGCGATGGAAGAGTATAACGACTGGGAACCAGACTCGTTCATTGTGGAGAAGAAAAGCTCTGGTGTGGCCTTGTATCAAGAGATGCGGCGTATGGGTCTACCAGTGTCTGAGTACACACCACATAGAGGGTCAGGGGACAAGTTGGCTAGACTTAACTCCGTTGCAGACATTGTAGCATCTGGGCTTTGCTGGGTGCCACAAACACGATGGGCAGAGGAAGTGGTTGAAGAGATTGCAGGATTTCCATTTATGAGTAATGATGACCTTGTAGACTCAACTGTGATGGCTTTGATGCGTTTTAGACAGGGTGGCTTTATTCGGTTGCCTAGTGACGAACCAGAAGAACAGCAATATTTTAAACAGCGCCGAGGCGGATACTACTAGAGGTGATACATGGCTATTGAAAAAGGGCAGTACGCTGCCCCAATGGGACTAGAAGACCTAGAAGGCGATCTTGAAGGCGTAGCAGAAATGGACGTCTCTGAGCTAGAGATTGAGATCGTTGATCCTGAGTCTGTCACCCTATCTGATGGTAGCATGGAAGTCACCATAATTCCCGGTGACGAAATGGATTTCTCTGAGTTTGGCGCAAACCTAGCTGAACTGATGGATGACACCGACCTTGAAACCCTGTCAAGCGATCTTGTCGGCCAGATAACAACGGACATAGAAGGACGCAAAGACTGGGCGGACACGTTTGTTAAAGGCTTAGACGTACTTGGCTTCAAATACGAAGAGCGTTCAGACCCGTGGGAAGGCGCATGTGGCGTTAACTCTACAGTCCTAGCCGAAGCAGCCATCAGGTTCCAAGCAGAGACTATGAGCGAGACTATGCCAGCCGCTGGTCCTGTGAAGACTAAGATACTTGGTCGGGAGACTAAAGAGAAAGACGAAGCCGCTGCCCGTGTTATGGCAGACATGAACTACGAACTCACCGAGAACATGGTAGAGTATCGCCCAGAACACGAACGGATGCTGTACAGCCTTGGTTTGGCAGGCTCCGCGTTTAAGAAGGTCTATTACGACCCTAATCTAGGACGTCAGGTCGCTGTTTACATTTCCGCAGAGGATGTGATCGTACCTTACGGTGCGTCGAATATCGAAGCCGCAGAGCGTGTAACGCACGTAATGCGTAAGACAAAGAACGAATTGAAGAAGTTACAAGCCGCAGGGTTTTATAAAGACGTAGACCTCGGTGATCCAGAACCTTACCACACAGACATTGAAGAGAAGAAAGCGGAAGACGGGGGCTACTCGCTTACCGATGACGACCGCTACGCTGTCTATGAAATACACGCAGACCTTCTTATTGAAGGCGTTGATGATGACGACGGGATAGCTCGCCCTTACGTTGTTACCATTGAGCGTGGAAGTGGCGAAGTGCTGGCGATCCGTAGGAACTACGAGGAGGGTGACCCACTCACACTCAAACGCCAACACTTCGTCCACTATAATTACGTACCGGGATTTGGCTTTTATGGCCTCGGATTGATTCACATCATTGGTGGATACGCCCGTGCTGGAACTGCCTTGATACGGCAACTGGTTGACGCAGGCACACTGTCGAACCTCCCCGGCGGATTGAAGTCGCGCGGACTGCGTATCAAGGGGGACGACTCCCCTATTAATCCCGGTGAGTTTAAAGATGTAGATGTTCCGTCAGGGTCTATCCGTGACAACATTATGCCTCTCCCTTACAAAGAACCTAGCCAGACCCTTCTCGCTCTCTTAAATCAAATTACGACTGAAGGCCGTAGGCTAGGCGCTATTAGTGACATGGACATCTCGGACATGTCAGCCAACGCCCCTGTGGGCACCACACTGGCTCTCCTAGAGCGCACACTAAAGCCTATGGCTGCGGTGCAAGCACGCGTACACTACGCGATGAAGCAGGAGTTTAAGCTACTCAAGGCCATCATGGCTGAGTATGCCCCCGAGGAGTACGCGTACATCCCGTCCAGAGGCGAAGTAGGAGCCAAGCGGTCGGACTACATGATGGTGGACGTGATACCCGTCAGTGATCCTAACAACTCGACTATGGCCCAACGGGTCGTACAGTACCAAACAGTGCTACAGATGTCAGCGCAGGCTCCACAGATATACGACCTGCCTCAGTTGCACCGTCAGATGATAGAAGTATTGGGCGTGAAGAACGCCGACAAACTCGTCCCGACTAAGGACGACGCAAAACCAGCCGATCCGATAAGCGAGAACATGGATGCCCTAGTTGGCAAACCTATGAAAGCGTTCATCTATCAGGATCAGGACGCGCACATCGCTACGCATACCGCGTTTATGCAAGACCCGATGATGGCCCAGATGATCGGGCAAAACCCACAAGCCAAACAGATTATGGCTTCGCTACAAGCGCACATCGCAGAACACCTTGGGTTCTCTTATCGCCAGAAGATAGAAGAGAAACTAGGCGCACCACTACCCGCTCCGAATGAGGAGATGTCAGAAGACATGGAGGTACAACTGTCACGTCTGGTTGCAGACGCAGGCAAGCAGCTACAGCAGGCTAATCAGCAGCAAGCAGCGCAGAAGAAAGCTCAAGAGCAGCAGAAAGACCCGATCCTCCAGATGAAGCAGGCTGAATTGCAGATCAAACAAGCTGAAGAGCAACGCAAAGCCGCTAACGATCAGGCAGATCAGCAGATCAAACAGTTTGAGATGCAGCTAAAAGAGCAGAAGATTGTGCTGGACGGCAATGTTGCCGCTGAACGCCTGAAGCTAGATGAGAAAGAAGTCATGTTAAACGCGCAGAAGGATGGGCTAAAGCTGGCAGGGGATAGACGTGTATCCAACGCTAAACTTGACCTAGAAGCTGACCGTGGAAAACCTGACCGTAACTCGGAGGGTAACCAGTAAACATGGCTAAAACCGTCTTTGACGTGCTTAAAGAAAAGATCGAGGCTGATAAATCCTCTGCACTGGAATTTCTTGGAAACGGGGGAGCAAAAGACTTCGCCCAATACAAGGAAGTTGTTGGCTTAATTCGGGGTCTCGAAGCCAGCAAAAACCACATGGAAGACCTTGCGAAGAACTATATGGAAAACGATGATGACTGACAAACCAGTTGAAATCAGCGATGCTGAATTGGAACTACAACTACCTAAACCCGTGGGTTACCGCGTGTTAGTAGCACTACCACAGCCCGAAGAAACCGTTTCAGGGACATCTATCCTAAAGACGGAGACAGCCAAAACTCAAGACCACATCATGTCTATTATAGGACTTGTCGTGGATATGGGTGACCAAGCGTATTCTGATGAGGAGCGTTTTCCCACAGGAGCATGGTGTAAGGAAGGCGATTACGTGATGTTCCGTATGAACTCAGGAACGCGCTTTACTATTGGCGGCATTGAATATCGGCTTATGAACGATGACTCTATTGAGGCTATCGTGACCGATCCAACAGGCATTCGGAGGGCATAGACATGGCATTTCAAAAAGTAGAATTTGAGTTCCCTGAAGCAGAGGACGACAAATTAGAAATAGAGGATTCCGGTGCAGTTGAAGTCGATATTTCGGGTAAAAAAACTAAAGAGGATTTCGCAGAACCTGCGGCTGAGTCGAAAGATGATAGTCGTGAGGTTGAGGTGGAGGTTGTTGATGATACGCCTAAAGCTGACCGAAATCGTAAAGCGTCTGAACCTCCAGAGGACGTCACAGATGACGAACTTGAGGATTACTCTGATAAGGTTCGTAAGCGTATCCAACATTTTAGTAAGGGATACCATGACGAGCGTAGGGCTAAAGAAGAAGCTCACCGCCAGAGCCAAGAGCTTGAACGCGTTACTCAGCAGCTTATGGAAGAGAACAAAAAGCTAAAAGGTAACGTCAATAAGAACCAAGCTGCTTTACTCGACCAAGCAAAGAAAAACGCTTCGATTGAATCCGAGAATGCTAAACGTGCGTACAAAGAAGCGTACGAGTCTGGTGACTCAGATGCAGTGTTGGATGCACAAGATAAGCTAACCAATGCTAAGTTAAAGTCCGAAAGACTAGCAAACTTCAAACTACCACCTTTACAGGAAACAGAAACACCTGTACCAAAGGAAGTAGAACAACTCGCTCCAGCAGTAAAAGTCGATGAGCGAGCCGCAGATTGGCAGAAAACTAATTCGTGGTTCGGTGACGATGATGAGATGACAAGTTTAGCGCTGGGGTTGCATAATAAACTTGTCAAACAGGGCGTAAGTCCGCAAAGCGATGAATACTACGAGTCCATTGATACTCGTATGCGTCAAGTATTCCCCGATAATTTCGAGGATGCTGAACCGAAGCGAAAGAAGACACAGGTGGTAGCCCCCGCAACGCGGAGTACAGCACCACGGAAAGTGACGTTGACACGCACTCAGGTACAAATCGCTAAGAGGTTGGGTTTGACACCCGAACAATACGCCAAACAGGTTGCAATAGACATGAGGAAAGCAAATGGCTGAAAATCGCATAGACCGCGAATTAGACAAACGTGAAAAAACTGTACGTAAGAAGGCTTGGACGCGCCCGGAGACTTTACCCTCTCCAATTCCCCAAGACGGTTACGGCTTCCGGTGGATTCGTGTTAGTAATCAAGGCCAGATAGACGCTACCAATGTCTCATCTAAATTACGTGAAGGTTGGGAGCCTGTAAGGGCAGCAGATCACCCCGAGATTGCTATGGTTACAGTGGAACAAGAGCGTTTTGCTGACAACGTAGTGATAGGTGGCTTGATGCTTTGTAAAGCTCCACTGGAGATGGTTGAACAACGAACTGACCATTTTCAGCAACAGACGGACAGTCAAATGAACTCTGTTGATAATAACCTAATGCGTGAAAATGACCCTCGTATGCCGTTGTTTAATGATCGTAAGACCAAAGTAACCTTCGGCAAAGGAACTTAACACTTTAGGAGCTTAAAATGGCTTATCCTACTATCTCGGCCCCCTACGGGCTAAAGCCTGTTGGCTTAATTGGCGGGCATAATTATGTGGGTTCTACCCGCAAAATACCTATTGCTTCCAACTATGGAACAGGAATCTTCTACGGAGATGTTGTACAGTACACAAGTGACGGTACTATCATTATCTCCACATTGCAGAACAATACTTCAGCAGTTGCTGGCGTTATTGGTGTTTTTCTTGGATGTAGTTTTACTGACCCAAACTCGGGTCAAGTAGTATTCAGGCAAAATTACCCTGCAAGCACTGTAGCATCTGATATTGAAGCTATCGTTGTGGATGATCCCAACGTAATCTTTAAAGTTGTGAACGTTACGAACACAACTGCTAACGGCGCAACAACTGGACTCGCGCCTTTGGCGAAGTCTCGTGCCACTACAATCTCTTGTAACGCGGAGTTGGTGCTTAACACAGGACTGACTGCTACAGGTAATGGCCGTATGGGCGTGTTTATTAACAACGTCACATCTGTCTTACCATTCACTGTAATCGACGTAGTGCCAGACACGGTTGATAGTTCAGGCAATTTCACAGAGTTTCTCGTGAAGTTTACTGCTGGCTATCATCGCTATGACCACACCGTCGGCGTTTAAGGAGATTAACTAATGGCTATTTCACGCGCACAGCTACTTAAAGAGCTGCTCCCGGGTCTGAACGCATTGTTCGGCTTGGAATATGCAAAATACGGTGAAGAACATACCGAGATTTTTGAAACAGAATCCTCAGATAGAAGTTTTGAGGAAGAAGTTAAATTATCAGGTTTCTCAGCGGCACCTGTCAAGAACGAAGGCTCTGCCATCGAATATGACAATGCTCAAGAGGCGTTCACCGCACGCTACACACACGAAACAGTGGCAATGGGTTTCTCTATTACTGAGGAAGCTATTGAGGATAACCTGTATGACTCATTGTCATCTCGTTATACTAAAGCACTGGCTCGTGCCATGGCGTACACTAAGCAAGTTAAGGCGGCTACAATTCTAAACAACGCCTTCTCTAGCGGCACCACTTACGGCGACGGCGTTGAGCTTTGCTCTACTGCTCACCCGCTGATTTCTGGTGGGTCAAACTCTAACGAACCAACAGTAGCTGCAGACTTGAATGAAACTTCCCTTGAGGCGGCTATCATTCAGATTGCAGGTTGGACTGACGAGCGCGGCCTGTTGATCGCTGCAAAACCTAAGAAACTTGTGATTCCACCGAACCTGCAATTCGTTGCAACTCGTTTGTTGGAAACAGAAGGTCGCGTAGGCACTGCAGACAACGATCTTAACGCCATCCGCAACAACGGCTCTGTTCCGGGCGGTTATACTGTCAATCACTATCTGACAGACACTGACGCTTGGTTCTTGATGACTGACGTTCCAAATGGTCTGAAGCACTTCACACGTAGCCCAATGGCTACTTCGATGGACGCTGACTTTGATACTGGCAACAGCCGCTACAAAGCTCGTGAGCGTTATTCGTTTGGTGTATCCGATCCTCTTGGAATCTTTGGGTCACCCGGAGCGTAAACAATTACTTTGCTGGGCTAGGATTCGCACTGCAAAGGCAAAGTTTGTTGAGATGGGGGCTACTGCGGTAGCCCCTTTCTTTTTGTTTTGTTTTGTGTATAGTATGCACATTCCCTGACAGTCGCATAATGTGACTGACACTCGCCACGACAGGAGATCATCATGGCTAATACAACTTTTAACGGTGCCGTTCGCTCAAAAAACGGTTTTGAAGACATTACTGTTTCCGCAACAGGCGCTGAAACAACCAATTCCACATATGGTACAAACGCTTCTGTAGGCGGAACTCTGGGTGTAACTGGCGTAACCGATTTAGCGGGTAACGCAGGTCCAGCAGCGGGTACAGGCATTACAACAGGTACAGGCACAATCTTTGCTTCTACAGTCACGCACGCAGGTGGTCTGTGGCACACCAGCATTTTGATCGACCTTACAGGCTTGGCAAGTTCAGGTTCTGGCGACATCATTGGTAAAGCAGCAACTGCAAACTCTAACATTGGTACAACCACTGTAGCTCTTAACGGAACTATTCTTGGTGGTAAGCTGACTTGTATGGAATCTCCAGCAGGCGGTGATCCAGATATTGATCTGTGGTATGCTGACGAGTCAACTGGCGCTGAAGATGCGGCTATTACTTCTTTGTCTAACCAAGTTCAGATGTTGAACAGTGGCGACTTAGCAGCGGGTTCTGTACTGGGTATTCCCGTACCGCCAGCGGCTAGTAAGTTTATGTATTTGGTTACAGGCGCTGCAACTAATGCAAACTACACCGCTGGTAAGATTCTTATCGAGTTCTTCGGTTACGATGCTTAATCAATCTGGTGGGGTGAAAGCCCCACCGCTACATATAGGAGATTGACATGAGTCATTCAGCACAATCTGACGTCACCCCCGTATTTATTAGTGACGAAAACGCTGCCGACCCAGATCGGTTGGTTACAGCGGCTAGGCCAAATACATCAGCTACAATGGCAGCGACTACCTTCTTAGGTGGTGGTGCTAGAAATGTGACCGTCACAACGGCTGGAACTGGCGACAACAATAAAACTTGTACCATCACAGGCACAGATGTTTTCGGTAATGCTATTACTGAAGTGATAACATCTACAGGTTCTGCTGAAGCAGTAGCAGGCGCTAAGTTATTCGTCACAGTTAGTGCAGTAGAATGTTCTGCCCAGTATGCCGGTAATATTACAGTTGGCTCTGGATCATTATGCGCACAGGCACTTCAAGGTGTTAACCGTGTTAGGCTAAAAGGTTTTTCCATTGTCTCTGGTGGCACAGCAGGAGTGGTTAACCACTTTGACGGTACGCCTGAGTCTGGTACAATTTTGTTTAAGTCCCGCACTATAGGCACTGATAACGCTACTGTTTCTCACTCAGTACCCGGAGAAGGCGTGTTGTTTAAAGATGGTATGACTGTACAGTATACAGTTGCTACCATTGATATGATGACGTTCTTCTATGCGTAGATACTTCAAGTCTGGTGGGAGTACAAACTCTCCTGCTTGGACTCGTAAAGAAGGTAAAAGCGCGTCTGGTGGGCTTAATCAAAAAGGGGTTGACAGCTATAAACGCGCAAACCCCGGTAGTAAGTTGAAGACCGCAGTCACTAAGAAACCTAGTCAACTTAAAAAGGGTTCTAAGGCTGCTAACCGCCGCAAATCTTTCTGTGCCCGTATGTCGGGTATGAAGAAGAAGAACACGAGTTCCAAAACGGCTAACGATCCAGATAGCCGCATAAATAAGAGTTTACGGAAGTGGAATTGTTAAATGACGATGGGCCGTTCAAACTTTAGTAAACAGATACAAAGCCCTCCGTCTAAAAAGAACCCAGCATCTGCGGTATCTCAAGAACGCAAGATAGCTGCTGCGAAAAAATTGGAGAAGAAACTTAATGCCGTATCTAACAAGTAGCATACCGTATTTTAAAGCGTGGGTACGTAGAGAGTACACCAAGAACCTTGAAGAATATCATGGCGAGTTCCTACACGCTATGGTCATTGGCGTCACTACAATGCCTAACAGGACACTTAGTTTTCAAGTCATCTTTACAGGGTGCGAGTCTGATGACACGGACGAACCAAACGTCCATGGTGGGGCTATGTGGGCTAGAATGCCCCTTACAGCCCTTGTAGCAGACACACCGTACGAGGAATGGCCTACAGAGCTACCTTCCTACTTAGCACAACCTTGGGACTGCATGTCTCATCATCACTCCGTATATAAGCTAGAACGAGCTTCACCTGCTCCGTGGATAGCTAAAGTAGACGGCGAGTTTTACCCCGCCAAGTACCTATTTACCGTGGATTACACGGATAATGAAGTGGCAGACGACCCAGCGCAGCACAAGCAAAGTCACGTACTTGAATTATTAGACGCTGGAGAGTATACAGGTAACATAGTAGCATTACCAAATAATCGGGTTCGTGTAACGCACCCTGCGTGGTTTGAGACAGG